TATGTTTTAAGACACCACTCTGGACGAGGTCAGAGCCGTGAAACACGGCCCATCCTGTCGCAGTAGTTGAAATGTCTAACGATAAGGTCAGATTTTTCATTGGAGCTCTCCCTTGATGCCGCAAAGATCAAAGAGATTCCGCTTGTTGTTTTCGATGAACTCAAAGAACTTCTGAAGTTCGGCCAAGTGGCGTTTCTCCCTCTTGACTCCGAGGCTCGTATGATACTCTGTTGGCGTTTTCGGTGTTACCCTGATGTCTAGCAAATAAAGAGGCTCGAACACATCACCGTTCGTATCAAGAGAAGCGTCTGCGTCCGTATTTCTGAAATGCATCTGCATATCATATTCAATTTTGTTTGTAATTGTGATGGTCTTATCTACGATTTCGAGTGTGATAGTTGTTCCTGGTATGTCGATTTTATTTAGCATTTATTTTTCTCCTTTATGCTGCTTTTGGCACTAATTTTGTTTGCTTCATCCATTCTTTGGCTATGTCCCAGACATCGGTTGGGACGTCTTGGTTATACTTGCCACGAAACTGGACTATTTTACCCTGCTTTACTTCGAGTGTGTAAAGAGGTGTTTTTGGTTGATTTGATAAGCGTACAAACACTATCAAAGTATCGCCTTTGAAATGCTTGTCTGTGTATGAGCTTACGCAGTGATGTAGCTTCTTGCCCTCATAGATCAGCTCGGCCACTTTTCTAGGGACATGGAATGCGTAACCGTGGATGGTTCTATCCATTCCTTTTTTAAGTTTAAACTCAGATTCAAGCTGCTTACGTTTCTTCTTGTCTTCCATTTTGCGTTTTTCTTCAACGAATTGATTGTATAATCCGACCGTGTGATTGTGCATGGCCGTAAAATCCTTTGGCACAAGCATAGCATCACCTTCAGGCTCAATGCCCATTTCTCGTAGCATTTTGAGGTAATCAAGATATTCATTGAACTCAATGCTATTCTTGATAATCCAATTTTGGAACTTATTGATCCCTACACCTTTCGGTATGTGCTTGATATCGTGGTAAGTCAGATAAGACTCGATACCAGGTACTAGCTGGCCGTTCCGTTCTTTTAATCGACGGCTCAACTCAAATTCGTTAAAGCTGCGATTTGAATTCTTGAAAAATTGTTTATTCTTCTGAAGCCATCTACGGTTCAAGGTCCGCATGTCTACGGTTCTTGTAAATCCGATTCTATAATTCGGAAACATGATTTCGTTGGCCAATCTGTAAGCATGAATTTTCTGAGCGAACTCGATTTCAAACTTATATTTGTAAAGCCGTTCAATTTCCCAGTAGCAAATATTCCCGAATTCCAAATATTTGAGTTCGGATACTTTTTGAAGTCTCTTTTCCCAATTGTTTGGATAAAAAATATTTCCTGTGTAAAAACCACCACTAAAGAAATTAGCGAATAGATACGGATAAAATTGTCCGCTGTAATCTTGTCCAATCTTCACATGTTTGTCATTTTCGAATCGCTCCAAATTCGTAAAATGCCAATCAATAAATTGTTTTCCTTCGACCAGCTTCGAGCTAAATTCATAAGATTGAATCTCGATGCGTTTCGAGGTGCTGAGAATGATGGAGAAAAAGTAGGTCTTGTCATAAAAAGTAAGCCGTGACGACTTTGTCAGTCGTTTCTCGATACAATAGCCAAGGTCCAAATCTGAAGCGATTATGGTCTTGTCCTTATTGCTCCATTTGTACGTTGTGATTTGCGAGTAGCACCATCTCCAAAAATCTGCAGGTGGTTTCAATCGTCTTTCAGCTTCTCGCTTGCATTGTTCGTTAATCTTGCTCATGCTAGTTCTTCAAAAAGGTCCAGTTGGCCTTCAACTACTCCTTTCTCCTTCTTAATTTTAGGTTTCTTGATGATTTCATCATCTGGCCCTGCGCCTTTCCTGATTTTGGCCACGTCTACCTTTTCTTCTTGGGGATTTTGTGGTTTGTCTGCCTTATTCTTTTTGACTGGCTCAACGGGTACCTGTTCGATGTTGGATACTTTTGAATTTGAGATAAAATATTCTCGAACCCATCCAAAAACAGTATTATCATCGATGCAAGCCACTCCATCTTCAGCAAATTTGCGAGCTTTTTCTTTCGCATACTTCAGAGCGCATTTCAGAGAGTATCGCTCTTTTAGAATGCCCTGGAATAACTCTTCATCTTCTTGGTCACAAATCCAGTTATGAATGCGATCAAGTGCAAGATCATGTGGTTTATTTAATTCCTCTAGCAATTTAGCCAGAGCTTTTTCTTTGATTTCATTCATGTCGTTTCAAAAAAATGCGACTGCCTTTGTGTGAGTTTGGCTAAATACGGACAGTCGCTCGTCCAAGGTCACATGACCTTCATTGACGTTTTCTAGTTCGCTTTTTTCGTGGTTCACGGCACGTTAGTTTATTTATTTGATTTTTTGGTCCAGTTCTTCTTGCGTCAATGGTTCAATACGTTGATAGCCTTTGACGATGTAGTTCTTCTTGTACTCGAATCCTAAATCCGCAAGACTAGCCTTGAAACGGTCTTTTTCAGATGTGTCTACAAAATACACTTCCAAAGTCATTTTTTGGGTGTATCGTTTTTGGTCATTTTCAGCCCCTCTGAGAGCGTTCTGCTCATTTTGGGGGATTCGCCCACCGTCCAATATTTCGCCCGTCTCTGGGTCAAAATTTGGGGTCTCCGTTGATTTTGGAGCTTGTTCCTGCTGTTTGGCTTGTTGGACTGCTAAAAGTTCCTGACTTTCTCGCTCTGCTCGTTCTTGAGCTTGTCTGAGTTCTTCCTTTTGTTTTTCAAATTCATAGTCAGATTTGATTTGTTCAAAGACCTCAGCAAGAGTCAAGTCTTTCAGCTGTCGGATGTAAGGTGAGTCAGTCATGCCGTACTCAGCACAGAGGCCTGAAATAGCTGACTTAGCCTTTTCAAATTCTTGCTGTTTCTGAAATTCAAATGTAACCATGTCGTCAAGTGATTTCATTGTGGCTTTCTTAAGCGTCACGCCGTCAGCCATGAAATCGCCAGCTTTTACATAATCAAGGGCCTTTTCATCAAAGAGACGAGGGTCCAGCATGTACTCAGCCGATTTGTTGGCTAGATAGCCTTTGACAGTGTCAATTCGGACGGCCTTTTGATGTTCTTCAAATTCTTTGACATCACTAGCAATCTTAGTAATGATGTCTTTTAACGGTTGGATGGCATTCTTGATATACTTGTCAAATTCGTCAGCTGGTTCAGATAAGACTTTCTTATTCCTGATCCGCTCGTCAGAGACCTGCTTGTCTAATTTTCGTAGATCGGCAAGCGTCTGCTTGTCATCCTTGATAGTTGCAGCTGTAACCGTATAATTTTGATACTTGGTTACAACCTCATTGATATTCTGCTCAAATTTATCACGGTCAACGATTTCAACCTGTGCCTGTGTTACTTTTACCTGTAATTCTTGCATGTTGTCCTCCTAGTATTCTAGTTCACCGTCTAGCAATTCACCCTGTATTGGCTCCTCGGCTTGAGCAGGTTCAGGATCTGCATGATTTGCCTCTTGCTCTTTGTTGAATTGCTCAATCTCAGTCATCTTGCGTGCTACAACATCCTCACGGCTTTCTTGAGGAGTTACATCGATAGGTGCTGCTTGCTCCATTTCCTCGCTAGTGTAGAGTCCGCCTACATCTTCTGAGAATGAATCACGAACCGCTGCAACGATAGCGACTTTTTCAATCATTTGCCCTGGAGCTTTCTGCCACCAGTTCTTGCCAGTGTTATATGCTGACAACTCTACTTCACGATAGACTGGTCTTGTTCGGTCTTTGCGATAGACCTCACACCAGCCACCGATTAGAGTGCTATTTTTTGGCAATATAACGCCTTTTTTGTTTTTCAATTCTCCGCTTGCATCTTCGTAGATGATCCCACTTTCAAATCCATCATAATTTGGATTTTGTTCGGCTCGTTTCATGAAGGCGTCCTTTGAAACAACGATTTGAGCGGGATTGTTACCGTATTTAATGAAATAAACTTCTTTTGTGAACGGGTTTAAATTACGATTTTTAACAATAGCTAACAATGTCTGCAATTCCTGCGGGCTTGCTTGATGTTTTGGGTCAACGAAATTTCTCAAGGTTGCTCCGTCAAGTTTTTGTAAGTCTGTTAAATATGCGCCTTTTGTTTGTGCTAATTCGTTTGTCATTTTCTTCTACCTTTCGTTTTCTTCAAATTCCAATTTTCACGCTTCAAGCGTCTGTTTTTGTTTTGCAATTTCAAAATAATATCTTGTTGCTCGTCAATGATTTTCCCAAGCTTAATTCCAAGATGTGTATAATCAGACCGCCATCGGTCGATTTCTGCTTGTAGTTCTTCAATCATGCTCTAACTTCCAATACTTCTCTAAATCCACGGCCATGACGATGGACAAGTTCTTCTGCTCGGTCAAAATCTGCCTGCGATACGGTGCTAGGCCTGCTTGTCGTTCTTCTTCATTTCTCTGCTGATCATGTGTGCTCCTTTCGTATTTAAACTTCATCACCTACATATCGATACTGACCGCATCCAATATATACGAACTGGCTTGGGTCGAGTTCTTCTCGCTCTTCAGGTGGCTCCATCATGCCCCTGTCATAGTTAAATAATCCGTCCATCAAGTTGGTCCTCATACTTTCTCCAGAGCTTAGCAATCTCCTTCAGATACTTCTTAATGTCATTCTTTTTGTACCAGTCAAGGCGCTTGCGCTCGTTCACTGTCACGCATGAATAGAGCTTATTTTCAATCTCTGGAACTGTCATCATCTTGCTCCACCTCTTCAGCTTTCACTTTGACATCTAGACGTTTCATGGCTTCTTCTACTGACTTGCCGTCCAAGATGTCCTTGAGTACGTGGCTTACATCGTGCATTGTTTGAGCCTTCGCCTTGCTTCTTTCAGTCTCTGGCATCAAGCCCATATCTTGTAGAGCTAGAAACGCAAGGCTGAAAGCGTGCATTTCTTTCTGCAGTTGTTTGATTTTTTTGATTGCTTTTAGTGCTTTAAACATATTGTTCTCCTTTTTTATTTATTCTCCAACTTTCCAAATTCGACAGCGGGATTCCACTCCAGAAGAAGTCTTGTCTTGAAATTCCCAGTCATTTCCATAAACTCCCGCAGCTTCGTATGAAGCTGATTTCAAATAAGCAATAGCTTCTTCCTTAGTCTCGAAAACAGTAGCCGAATAATCTTGCTTGCCAATTGGCAAAAAGTCTCTTCCAATCAAACTGAAATCCTCGTTTCCAGTTTCAGCATTTTTGACATGGATTGATATAATGTACATCTACATTTCTCCTTGCAGTCTAGCCTTAATGTCAAAATTTTCTTTGTACTTGTAAGCAGCAAGCTCCTGCTTCAAATCGTAGTTTTCTTGCTCGAAAGCAAAGCGACGTTTGCGCTCTTCGAGAAGGTCCTCGTTAAGCTCGACTGCGACTACTCTCCAGTCAAGGCTCACTTCATGGATGATTCCCTCAAGACCGAGTTTTAATTTAGTAAGTAATTTCATTAAGCTACATCCTCCTCGTTAGATCGCTTGTTCATGCCTAGAATGATGTC